AACGTAGGTATAGGTAGTGCATCGCCTGCTCAATTATTAACAATTCAAAACACAAGTAGCAATCCTTATTTAAGCATTATAGGTGGAGCATCAGCTACAATGGGTGTATTAATGGGTACAACAGGCAACACAGTAGATGGTCAAATAATATATAGTAATTCTACTCAGCATATGGCTTTTGTAACTGCAAGTGCTGAACGTATGCGCATAACAAGTGGGGGTTCAGTTGGTATAGGTACTACATCGCCAAGCGTATTATTACATTTAAACACAACTGATACAGTAAACAATATTTTTAGAATTAGTAATGGAACACAAGCACTAAACTTAGGGGTAAATAATTCGAGTGGAGGTTCCTTTATTTTTGAATCATCAGTACAAGCTCTAAGGTTTGGAACAAGTGATACCGAGCGTATGCGCATAACAAGTGGGGGGAACTTGCTTGTAGGAACAACTTCAGATAATGGTGCTAAGTTTCAGGTTACAGGTGGTGCTACATTTTCAAGTGGTATAACTGCAACGGCTGCAATTTTAAGTTCTATAACTCCAATAACTTTAACAGGTAATTCTAATTCAGGAACGTTTAATCAAACAACTATTTATGTAAACCAAAACAATACGTCTAATTCTAATGAAAATGGTATATTCATAGAGCGTGGTCGATTATCTGATTCGTCAAGTGCAGAAATTAGGAGATTTGTAATAGGCGCACGTGGTGGTCAAATTCAATGGATTTGTGATAAAGACGGTTCAACTACACAATATGGTTCAATAAAAACAGGAGAACCAGACACGGGTTGGGGTACAGCAGCAATCAAAATAGGAGCAAGTGTAAGTGGGACTGCGTTCAACGTAACTCGTTACTTACCTGTAAGCGTAGACGGAACAGTATATTATATTAATTTAAATAGTTCAACACCTTAAAAATGGCATTAGAAACAAAATGGCTTATTAGCCAAATGGACACCGCACCAAGCGAAGATGGTTTAACCGATGTAGTAAAAACAGTACATTGGAGATACGAAGGCAAAGACGGAGAATACACCGCAGAAGTGTACGGAGCAATGGGCTGCGCTACTCCTTCGGAAACCGACTTTACCGCTTACGAAGATTTAACTTATGAGCAAGTATGCGAGTGGTTAGTTGCAGGTAACAACGTAGAAGCTATGAATGAAAACTTAGCTACACAGATTGAGAACCTTAAAAACCCACCAATCGTAAATTTACCTTTGCCGTTTAGCAATCCACAATTATCTTTACAAATAAAAAACAACTATGAAGAACAAACAACTGCTCCAATTAGTGAGCAACCTTAATGCCGTAATCGGTAGCCAAGAAACTAAGACACAAAAGAAACTTGTAAAAATTTACGAGAAGGTTAAACAACATCACGAGAACTATCAAGCAGAAGTTGAAATCTTGCGTTTAGACAATGCGCAGACAGACGAAAAGGATTGCTTGTTACTTGATGACAAAGGAAATTACAAATTCTCAAAAGAAGGCATCAAGAAGCTTACCAAAGATATTGATGCGCTAAATGATAAAGAATTTGATTTTCAAATAATTAACGTAGTCAATCCACAAGGCTTAGAGAATTTTACTTTCTTAGAAGATTGGACTACTGGCATAGAATTTAACAAACAAGAAGAAGAAGAACTATAATGGCAAATAACAACCAAGCAGACCAATCAACAATCGTTTCCTTAGTAAGTGCTACATTAAGCATTACAAGTATTCAACCACTATTCACATTGTTGGCGAGTTTGGTTGCTATTGTTTCAGGCGGTATGGCTATTCGATACTATTGGAAAATGACCAAAAAGCTCAAATGAGAATACTACTTTTAGCCTTATTACTTACATCTTGCGCTTCGGTTAAGAAGTTTGAAAAGAGATTTGATAGCACGGGGACAACTAAGATTGACTCCGTGCATCTTACTTTTTATGATAGCGTAACTAAGATTATAGAAAAAGAGCAGGTATTTACAAAAGAGGTTACTATCTATGACACAATCCGTGTAACAAAGGATAGCATTATAGTAGTTCCCAAAATCGTAACTAAGTGGGTTTACCAGACAAAAGAAAAGGAGACCGACAATAGTTTAGTTAAAAAAGACACAATAGCGTTTAATCGCACAGAAACGCGTCAAATTTCGATTGTAGATAAAAACAAGGTAAGTACTGCAAATAACTTTTGGAAGGCTCTAATTGGTCTAATAATAGCGATTGTGTTAATTTTAGCTTATTGGAATAGATTATGGAAGTAAACAAAGCAGGTAGAGATTTAATTAAGCAGTTTGAAGGCTGCAAATTAAAGGCGTACAAATGCCCTGCGGGTTTATGGACTATTTCGTGGGGTTTGACTTTTTACCCTGACGGAACGAAAGTTAAAGAAGGCGATATAATTACGCAACAACAGGCAGAAGATTACTTTAACGCAATAGTCGATGACTTTGCAAAAGGAGTAGATGTGCTTGTAAAATCAAATGTAACGGCAAACAATTTTTCTGCGATTGTTTCGTTTGCTTACAATGCAGGTATGGGTAATTTTAGGAGAAGCACTTTACTTAGAAAGGTAAACGCAAACCCTAAAGACCCGTCTATTAGAGCTGAATTTATGAAGTGGACAAGAGCAAACAATGTTGTGTTAAAAGGGTTAGTGAGGCGGAGAGAGGCTGAGGCTAAACTATATGAGCAACTTTAGAACTATATTAGTTAATTTATTATCAGACGAAAGCAACAGTATTAGCCACAAAAGAGTGGTGGCTTTGCTTGGCAGCGTTTGTCTTTTTATTTCTTTGTTCTTAAACATAATCTTAAAAATTAATCCAAGCGATAAGTTGGTAGATGCGGTATTGTATCTTACGCTATTTGCTATGGGTTACACCACAATAGATAAATTCAGCAAAAAATAAATAATGCTAAAATCAAAACGCAAACGCCTATTCTTTGACATCGAAACCTCGCCCAATGTTGGCTTTTTCTGGAGTGCCGGATATAAGCTTAATGTAACGGCTGATAGCATCATACAAGAACGTGCTATCATTTGCATCTGTTACAAGTGGGAAGATGAGAAGGAAGTTTACTTTTTACAATGGGATAGCAAACAGAACGATAAAAAGATGCTACAAAGTTTTATCGAAGTAGCAAACACGGCTTCGGAATTAGTAGGGCATAATGGCGACAAGTTCGACCTTGCGTGGATAAGAACCAGGTGCTTGTTTCATAAGATTGAAATGTTCCCTTCTTATGTTACAATAGACACGCTAAAAGTAGCAAGACAAAAGTTTAGATTTAATAGCAACAAGCTTAATTACATAGCTGATTACTTAGGCATTGGCACTAAGATAAAAACAGAATATAGTTTATGGAAGGACATCGTTCTGCATAAGGACAAAGTAGCTATGGCTAAAATGATTAAGTACTGCCAAAAAGATGTTGTTTTATTAGAGCAGGTGTTTAACGCACTTAAAAACCACATCGAACCTAAAACACATTACGGAGTTATATTCGGACAAGACCGAGGCTCTTGCCCTGAATGTGGGAGCGACGATTTAATTATTTCACTTCGTAGAACAACTGCAACGGGAGTAAAGAAAATACAATACAAGTGCAAAACTTGTTTTAAGATACATAGCAAAACCGACAAATAATGGACAGTAAAATATTAGCAGCAGTTATAGAAGATATGCGTAGACGTGAACTTGTAGGGAAATCAAAGTACGGAACTACAATGGATAGAAATGATTTAAGCACAGGGCAATGGATAACGCACCTAAAGGAAGAGCTGCAAGATGCAATACTTTATTTAACCAAATTAGAAACTATACACAATGCGCCTCAAGAAAATATTTAGCTTCGGCAATATATTAGACCGAGATACCTACGAGCAATTAAGGGAGTTAGATTACACCAATCCTAACTTTAAGGGTTGCGCTGACGAGTTCCAGTTCAATCGGGAGTGGTGGGTTATGCTTGACCAAGGCGAGATAGTAGCTTATTGCGGTTCTATTTATTCTAAGGGCATTTGCATATTTAATAGAGCGTGGGTTAGAAAAGATTATAGAGGACAAGGCATACAAAGACGTATGATTAAAACAAGGCTAAAGGCAGCATCTACTTTTTGCCATATAGCTATTACATACACAACCTTAGACAACTTTCCAAGTGCAAATAACCTTATCTCGTGTGGGTTTAGGCTTTACTTACCCGAATATTCTTACGGGGGACACGATAAACTTTACTTCCAGAAGCTTTTATAGGTAGTATTTTTACTACTTTTGGCTGCATTTTACTACCGAATTTGGCAAGTTTTAACTTTACTTTTGTACGTTCTGTTGTACAAAATGTGCTATAAACTGCACAATTTGATGTGCAAATGCAACATTGTTGCAAAAATAATTTTAAAATATTTTGATAGTTTTGCACTTTGTATTGTGTATTGTTGTATATTTGTTGAAACAAAACACAAAATGACACACTTAACCACCTACCAAATGTTCCAATATCAGCGATACGGGAACATCTTAATCGACGGGGATAGGAGTACTACAAACCCTTATGACCCTGCTCTATTGCCTAAAAACTACGATTACGAAGATGACGATTACACGTTTACTCGTTGGTTAGAAAACCAATCAGAACTTGAACTTTTAAAAAACGAAGTATATGAAGATTGATTTTGTAAAAGAAACTAAGCCAGACGGAACAATTTTCTACTATACTTTAGTAGATAATAAATACGATAGTATGAGTATGTACTTAGAATATTCACAAGCTTACGAATACTTTGTAAGCCTAAAGAAAAGACAAGAACCTATTATCGAAATTTTAGAACACTATTCTATTGACATACAAAACAAATAACAATGAGCCTAATTAAAATTCAACAGGAATTAAAAGCACCTAAAAACCAATTTAATGCTTTTGCTAAATACAAGTACCGAAGTGCAGAAGATATTAT